TATGTCTAAAGTTGCATCAGGCATTCGTAAACACCATAAAGGGTTCATTTGTACCGAAAAACATGGATAAATATATTGACACAGTAGAAATGCCGTGTTATACTAAGTTTTCGTTATGTAATATGTGGACAATCCGTTTTAATTTTAATACTCCGTTTTATAAGGAAATAATATGAGTTCATTTGCAAACCTCAAACGTCAATCTGGCAACTTAGACAAGCTTGCCAAAGCAGTCGAAGCATTAAATTCTAATGCCGCTACCGACAACAAAGACAACTATTGGAAACCAGAAGTAGACAAAGCAGGTAATGGTTCTGCCGTTATCCGTTTCTTGCCTGCACCAGCAGTTGATGGTGATGATGCATTGCCTTGGGTTAAGATTTTTGGTCACGGTTTCCAGGGTCCTGGTGGCTGGTTGATTGATAACTGCTTGACAACCAAGAACCAACAATGTCCTGTGTGTGAACACAATAACAAGTTGTGGAATTCTGGCATTGAAGCCAACAAAGAAATCGTCCGTAAGCAAAAACGTAAGTTGAACTACATTGCTAACGTGTATATCGTTTCTGATCCTAAGCATCCAGAGAACGAAGGACAAGTTAAATTGTTCAAGTTTGGTGCCAAGATTTTCGAGAAGATTACAGGTGCAATGAATCCTGCTTTCGAAGATGAGGTTGCAATCAACCCATTCGACTTGTGGACTGGTGCCAACTTCAAGTTGCGTATCACTAAAGTTGCTGGTTATCAAAACTATGACAAATCTGAATTCGCTTCAGCATCAGCATTGCTTGATGATGACGACCAATTGGAAAAGATTTGGAAGTCAGAACACTCTCTTGCAGAGTTGGTTGCAGAAAAAGAATTCAAGTCTTATGATGACTTGAAGGCTCGCCTTGAAAAGGTTCTTGGCCTTAATGGTGAAACACCAGTAGCAAAAACTACTGTTGAAACTATCAAAGAACAGGCACGTAAAGCGCCTAAAGTTGAAGTTGATGATCCGCCATTTGAGACAGAGGATGATGACTTGGCTTACTTCAGCAAGTTGGCTGAAGACTAAACCCTCTCGAATTCGAAAGGTTATGACCCCGCCTAGTGCGGGGTTTTTTATACCGGTCTTACAAGTTTCTTAAAGATATTCTGTAATGTTGGATCATCCGTTCTAACAGTCACGGAACTATCCATAGTCACGGCCGGCGCAGAAGAACCACCACCTGCATTCACTGACTTAGAATTGTCAATTGAAACGACCTGGGGTGTGCTAGGTTCTAAATTCATATCATTATTTTGACTGATAGCAGACTGTGCTCTAGTTCCAGTTGAACTTGGTTCTGGTGCCGCAGGAGATGCTGATGCTGCTGGTGCTGGTGCAGAAGCCGCAGGTGCAGCAGGTGTAGTTGGTGTTGCCGTTTGTTTAGGTGCAGCAGTAACTGGTTCTGCCTTCTTTTCTAATGTTTTATCCGCATAATCATTCGCTTGTTGCAATAACGAATCTGGTGCCTCTTTACCATTTTTATCTTGGAAAGTTACACCACCAGTATCAAAACCCATAAACGTTTTCTTGTATCTCTTATAACCTTTTTTATTCATAAAGGTTGTTACAAGATTTTGTTTCTCTTTTACTGCGGCATCATATTCTTGTTTTGCTTTTGCTTGCTCTTCTGTTTCCATTCCAGATTCATTCAAAGCATCGTAATTCTCACGTTGTTTCTGTAATGCAGTGACCGCTTTAGCACCGCCTTGTTGTTGTGCTCGTTCGTCTTGAGATTTTTCTATTGCACCGCCTAATGTTTTACCTGCAAATACCGCCGCAGCAATACCACCAGCAACCAATGCAGCAATCAATGCTTCAGGACCAGTCAACAATGCAAACAACCATTTTGCGCCAGAGGAAAGTAGACCGAACACCGGACCTTTTAAGAAATTAAACAACGACTCAAACAAACCACCAGAGAAAAAGTCTTTTATCTTCTTCACTAATCCACCAAACATATTTTCAATAAAACCTTCTATCATCTTCATGATGTTATCAAACAGGCCACCGCCTTCTTTCTTCTGTGCAGTTACTGTAACAGTTTTACCACTGAAACCACCCAAGGCCTTGACTAAATCTTCATGCCATTTTTTACGTTGTTTTTCTTTATCAATGTTTAGATTGTGTTGAACCTCGTGTTGTTCTTTTTGTTCCTCCATATTTGCTTTTATGAGGTTATAAATCTTAGACATCACATCAGCAAGGCCATCACCCTTCTTCATTTTTCTACGGTCACCTTCAGACACCTTTGTGACCAATGGATTGATTTTAGCCTGCACTTGTCTTGCTTTAATTTTTCTACCGGTAAAATAAGAAATGTCTTCATTACTACGACCAGTCAGTCTACCCAATGCATAAGCACCAAGGCGACCACCAACCGCTCTACCAATGTTTAATGGGTCAAACTTTTCTTTGATTCGTGTGAACTTTGCAACTGTTTTGTCAGATATGGATGACCTAATTGAACGACCAACTCCTTCACCTGATATAATTCTATCTACAATAAGTGAACCAAGGCCTTTGTTTTTAAGGCCTTGCGCTCGTTGATAAGACATTTTATTTGCCATTTTAGTTACCTAATATTGCTGGTTTTTCTGATGGGGTTGGTGTTGTAATCACTTGTTTCTGTGGTGATGAACCGGAAACTATGTTAGTTTGTGTATTATTTACAACAACAGTTGTTCCTTTTGGTCCAGATTTCAAGTCTTTGTTTTCAATAGAAGAACCATTTAACTGGGAACCTGATGAAGGTTCTGCTCTGAACTCAGATGCAAAACCAGAAATTGATTTACTATACTCTTTTGCACCGCCTGTGGCATAACCTGCTGTAGCAACTTGTAAACCAAATTCTGCCGCAGAAGTAGATTCTCTTGCTTTCTTATATCTGTCAGACGAAAGGAAACCGACATATCTATCAACAAACTCATCAAAACTATCAAACTTTGCAAAGTAACTCTTAACTTGTACCCAATGTTTTCCTTCTGACTCTGTTTGAGCAAAAGAACCTTTGCCGTACCACTCATCGATTGTGACCTGGCGTCCCTTTTTCATTATCTTATCAGTAGGACCTAAAACCTTTTCTAGTGTTTCACCAGATGCTTGTGCTCTTTTAATTTGTGCATCAGTATAACGTTCTTCAGTTAGAACATAATCACCTTTTTTGTCATTCTTTCCTGCTTTAATACCTGCATAGTTGTAAGGTGCAGATAGACTCTTACCACCACCAGATTCTGTTGACCATTGACCTAGAATTGCTTCTGGTGGTACTTTTCCACCAAGTTTCTCTGATGCTTTCTGAGCATAAGGATACATTGTTCTGGAGAATGCCTCTTTACTAGCAAATACACCGGCTGCACCAACTGCAACTTTAATTGCTGTTTTTGCTATACTTGGTGCGACAGAAACTGGTGCGGTTGTCGGTGCTGCAGGAGCAGGAGGCGGTGCCTTTGCTGCGGTTGATGCTGGTTCAGCAGGTTTTGCAGCAGGGGCACGACTTGGTGGTGCTTCTTTGACTGGCGCTGGTGCCTTTTCTGGAACTTTCTCAGGTTGTTTCTTAACGAATCTACCCTTCTCATCTCTAGGAGGAAGTTCTTTCTTAGGTTTAACCTGTGCCTCTTTTGGAATTTTTGGTTGTTGTGCTTTCTTTATAGCATCCATCAACGCTTTGTGTTGTCTTTCCTCTTCTTCCCACTTACCTTCCTCAAAGTTTCTAGACAACTCTTTTCTGGTTCTTTGTTCTTCTATGTCTTGTTGTATCACGGCATAGATTTTAGAACCAATGTTGGCCGCAGAATCGCCTTTACGCAATCTTGGTTTGCTTGCAGAAACTGCATCGGCATAGAAGTCTGGATTTACAGTACCAATTCTACTTACTGAATTGGTTTCTTCTTTGACTGTTTTCTTGCGTTTCAGTTTGATAAGTCCTTGAACAATCTCATCAGGACTCATAGTCGTTTGTTTGGCCAACATATCAACAATTTTCTCGTTGATGGCCGCACGCTGAGCCTCAAGGTCTTTTCTTTGACCTTGCAACTCATCTATTACTGATCCTAATTGTGACTTGTTACTCATCTACGTTCCATGTTTCTTTGTTTTATCTTCTCATTTTCTTCTTCAATATACTGAGCAAGCATAGTAACGTAAACTTCACGCTCCCAAGGTATCATACCTTCAAGTTCCGACAAACTATATTTGTGGTGTTGCATCAATGCAAAGTTTGTCGTATAATAATTTCTTAACGTATCATGACGAAATATTACCCGAAAAAATTTTCGAGACCCTCCACCTCAATCGTATGGTGGAAACCACACTTACCACAGTCCATTTCAATTGTCTTATTCAGCTTAGGTAGATTGTCAAAAAAGTCTTCAATCTTACTAAATTGCTCAGTGTTCAATGATTCCACAAACTCAACCAATTCTTCTTTTGCAACTTCATTCGCATAGTAGAACTGTTCACCATCAAAGATATGAATGATGCTACTGATAATCATTTCAAACGCCATATCAGTTGCAGTTTCAATATTCTGTGATGCATCCAACACAGAGAATCTTGGGTAACTCAACTTAATACTAATCTTATCTGTCAGTTGAATCTCATCTTTAATATCACTTTGTGAGACCTTGATGTCCAACAGGTTGAAACTGTTTTCCATTAAGTGTCCACATGGTTTATCATCAACAATGTTCTCACAACGATATTTGTTTTCAACAACTTCACCAACAGAACGTGCTCTTAGTTGGATAAAGTAGTATTCAATGTCAATGATAGGCAAAGACTCAATGTCCACATTTTCTGTTAGTGTACAGTTATGCAACACTTGTTTGATGTTCTTTTGAACAGTTTCTTTGTCATCCGATTCCATTGCCATCATAAGATTACGTTGTTCTTTGACCAAGAATGGTCTAAAACGAATTTTCTTCTTTGATAGTGGTAAAGTCAAATCATAGATTGGTGTATCAATTTTTGGTAAAGCCATAATATCTCCTCAAATCATTAAAATAATTTTGTTACTGCATTAATTCCAGCGTTTGTTAAACCGGTCAAACCACCATTGTTATTAAGTACACTAGAAATACCAGCCTGTAGTAGACTGGATCCAAGTGCCTGTATCGAATTGTTTTGCCAGTATCTGTAAGCAAAAACAACAGTCAACTTGTGGTGACCATCATTAGACCAGTCTAGGTCTAATTGGTTTACAGAAATTGGAAAAGCATCAATAAGGTTGACAGAATAGGTCAACTTATTATCAATACCGTATTGGTTTACTTGTATTGTTGAAATGTAATCGTTTCTGTAGTTGAAATCAAACGTTGCAGTTGGGTTAATATACTCCATCCATGCATCAAAGAAAATCTTCTCAGACATATCATCAGAAACAATAAAAGTCATATCAGATTCATTATAGTTGGACTGATATGCATGTTTTTCAATAGGGTTTGCGCCAAACTTTTGTTCTGCGGTAGCAAATGTTCTGCTAGGCAACTGAGCAGTTTCACATCTAAAAGTTAAATTACGGCTAGTTGCAACATATGGCAACAAAGGTATCGGTGCATTAATTGTAACATCAAACCTATTTGGTCGTGCAATGTCACCTTTAAATGAACTTAAAAACGATGAAATATTTGAATTCATTTTTATTCTTCTTGGTTAAAATGTGCCATATGGTCTTTCCACTCCTGAACCGAATCTCTCCAGACTTCTTGCGGTTTGGCACCTCTGAATTGTTGTATAGGCAATAATGTTGCAACGTCCCACTCGTTTGGTTGAATCATTAACATCTTAGAACGAATATGACCATGCAAATATCTTTTCAGACATGGTTTAAATTCAGCATACTTTTTCGTGGCATTCAATATATCATAAGAAATTCTCATTCTTTTGATATCATTATCTGGTGTCAACTGTGCAAATCTCATCAATTTGGTCATAAAAGCAATGCGCCATTTGACTGGAAGGTAATGTATATTCAGTCCTAGAAAACCATCATTGTATCTTTCCAACACCAGAACCATTGGGAATCTGTCCCAATATGGCAAATCTGCCTTAGTCTTAGCATCATAATAGAAACAATACATCATTCCTAGTCTAAACTGGTTCATCTGCCTAAACTTTTCACGGTTTATAGTAGACGGAATCTGAGAAATCTGACCTCTTTTTAGTTCAGCAATCTTTTCCTGCAACCATACAGTTGCATCTTTGGACATAGTTTTATGACCAAGAGCCGTCTTTTGTTCCGCAAGTGATGTTAGTTTAGATGTTGCCATCTTTTATTTAGTTACACTCTTGGGTAGTTGGTCCTCTGTGAAAATCACAAATTCCCAAGACCTATCTTTGCAATACTCTTTGGCTGCTTTCCATTTTGCCTCATTTACACTCCAAGTGACCACTTCGGTAATATATTTTTTGGTTTTTCTTGATTGTATTTCTGGAGGTTTGGTTTGTTTTTTAGGTTTAACCTCTATCATCCAAGTTTTTAAGTTGCCGTTTCTATCTTTGACTTTTATAACAAAATCAACAAAATAACGGTGCCATCTACCATCAACAGGTGATATATAAGGAACTATAATTTCTTCACTTGACCACGAAACAACCCAGTCTTCCTCATCAAATTTTTTCATAAATCTGAATTCCCAGGTAGACCGGTAAATGATGTTTTTATAGTCACCCACATACTTTTGTGGATTCTTAGGTGTAAATCTTCCAGAATAAGCCATATAAATAGTATATATTCCTCATTTTAAGACGAACATGGCAATAATTTCAATTCCAACAGCAGTAGGTGGCGTAGCATTACCTGGTGCCTTAGGTCAAGCAGCAAGCGGACCATTGGCTGCACTATTTGGTGGACAAAATTTACCTACATTGAATTATCCACCAGAACTTTCTACTGATGCAACGAAAACACACTACGTTCAATTTTCTATCAAAGAAGTTGCACCAGCATCTTATGAAACAACACCGAGTGGTGCAAACCTGTCTTCTCAGGGTGGATCAAAATTAATTAGTTCGGCCGCAGGTACTGATATAGGCAAAACTGCTCTTGGTACTTTAAGTAAAATTACTGGATTAAATGTTGAAAAAGGTATAGCTAGTGTTGCAACAGCACTTCAAGAGGGTATATCAATTACACCACCAGTTAAGAAGTTGAAGTCAATCATCTCACTATACATGCCAGATACATTAACTGCCACTTATAGTGCAGAATATTCGGAAGTAAGTCTAAGAGATGCTTTAGGTGAAACAGTCAGTAATTTAAGAACAATTGACCAACTTGCTTCAAAAGGTATTGATGCCGCATCAGCAGCAGGTTCTGCGAGTTTAAGTGTTAAGGCAGGCAAAGCATACAGTGCAGTTTCTTCTGATCCTAATGCGATTGGTCTGGCAGTACAGGCAGGAAGTGCAATATCAGGTGCATTAGCAGGAACTGGTTCAGAACTTACTGGTGTATTACTACAAGGTCAAGGCCTAGCAATTAACCCACAAGTACAGATGGTTTACAAAGGTCTTCCAATGAGATCGTTTCAACTGTCTTTCACGTTTACACCAAAATCACAACAAGAAGCAAAAACGATAGATAACATCATCTATACGTTTAAGTATCATGCTGCGCCGACACTAACAAGTGGTGCAGCAGTATCAAGTCAAAGTATGTATTTGATCCCTCCATCACTATTTCAAGTGCAATTTAAGGTCAAAGGTGCAGAGAACCAATATTTACCTAAGTATGCTGATTGCGTATTGGAAGGTATTGATGTGAACTATGCACCTAATGGTTTTGCTGCACACACAGACGGTGCACCAGTTCAAACAACATTAACACTACAATTCAAAGAACTTGAAATTGTTGATAGAGGCCGTTTACAAAAGGGTTTCCAAAATACCAGTGACCCACAAGGACTGAGATAATGAAATACTTTCAAAGTTTTCCATTTGTTTCTACGACAGATTATAATGGCAATCAAATTGCTCTAACGAATCTGATGTTGAGGTCTGAGATTGTTCCTACACTGTTGAACAATCCGTTGTTGTTCTATAACTATGACATTCAAGATGGTGATACACCAGAATCTATTGCTAACAAATATTATGGCGATCCATATCGTTATTGGATTGTATTATACTCAAATCAAATCATAGACCCACAATGGCAATGGCCAATGGGACCAAACTTATTCATTGAATACCTTGTAGACAAATACACGGAAGCAACAGCAAATTCATCAAACATTGCTGTGGCAAATGTTAGCACATCACAAGTATTATCTTACACACAAAGTACTATACAAAATTATATATTGACATTGACAACATATGAAAGTGCAACATCAAATACAACGATAACAAATTATACAATTGATGCTGCAGCTTATGCAAATGCTCACACACTTATTAGTAATAACAATGGTGTTCCTAGATATTTTCCAAATAGAACTTATGTAACAAAAAAATATTCTGCATCAACACAATCAATTTATGATTATGAGATTCAACAGAATGAAGCCAATAGAAACATCAATTTGGTGAACTCAATTTATGTTCCACAATTTGAACAACAATTCAAGTCATTGATGAGTAAGTAATGGCAGATACACCAGGATTAAATAAGACGGGTATTATTTACCCAAATGACTATACGTTAATCAACTTAACGTTGTTGACTGCGGTTAGCACATTTGATGTAAAGAATATTTTAGTTGAATTGTCTTATAATGAAGACATCTTTAATAACACTGCATCTGGTTACTTGATGTTGGTTGATGCAACAGGTTATATTGAAAAGTTGCACATGAACGGCAACGAATTCATTCGTATGACTTTTGGTAAGGCAGACGATGCAACCAATATTGTTGACAAGATTTTCCGTGTATTCAAGGTAGCAAAAAGAATACCTGAGAATGATGGTAACACAGAAACTTATTCTCTATACTTCTGTTCAGAAGAACTATTGTTGTCTGAACAATACAAAGTTAGTAAGTCATATAGAAGTCAAGACATTGCATCAAACGTCATCGACATACTGAAAAACTATCTACAAGTACCAGCAAATAAAATTTCAGTAGTTGAACAAACTTATGGTGTATATGACTTTTTAGTGCCAAATCTAAAACCATTTGATGCAATCAATTGGATGTCAACATATGCAAGGCCTGCAAATAATCCAGGTGCAGATATGTTGTTGTACGAAGACAAACTTGGTTACAACTATCGTTCACTACAGTCTCTGTTTACACAAGAAGTGTATAATGCATACAGTTTTAATCCAAAGAACGTAAGTCAAAAAACACAAACAAACACACAACAAATTTACAATGTGATAACATATGAAATTATGGATTCATATGATTCTCTTGGTGCAATCAATTCTGGTGTGTATGCAAACCAATTGTTGTCTGTTGACCCATTGTTGAGAAGATACAAAGTGACTAACTTTGATTATGGTGCATATTCAACCAAGGCAACCAAGTTGAATAGTTTTCCAATCACCAACAATTTTACCAACCGAAAAGGTGATGGTTTGAACCAGACACCGCAGGCAGTGTATAAGTTGGTATTCTCAAACTACAATCAAAACGATTCAAGTTACATCAAGAGTCATCCGGGCTCGGTGGCACATGATATTTTTGCCGAAACGTATATTCCATATAGAACCGCACAGTTACCCCTACTCAACTATACAAGAGTCAAAATAACTGTTCCTGGTGATCCTGGTTTGACGGTGGGCCGTGTAATCACATTCAACTTACTTTCTAAAGACCCAAACAAGAAAGAACCGGATGATTTTTATTCTGGTAACTATTTAATCACAGCAGTAAGACACATGATGACGGTACACCAATATAGAACTGTGTTGGAATTGGCTAAAGAAAGTAACGCAACCCAATATTCTGCGGTCAACACTGGTTCTTCAGTCTGGAATAATACTGTGAAAGGAATTACATAATGAAAATGGTAAACAATTTTGCAGGCCTTAACGGCTTCGTATGGTGGGTCGGTGTTGTTGAAAATAGAATGGATCCACTACAAGTTGGTCGTTGCCAAGTCAGAATATTTGGTTGGCACACAGATAATAAACAATTGATACCAACAGCCGATTTACCTTGGTGTATGCCCTTGTATCCACTAAATCGTTCTAAAGACTTTTCAACACCAAGAGAAGGTGATTACATTGTTGGTTTCTTCTTTGATGGTGAATCTGGACAATTCCCTATCATGATGGGTGTTTTACCGGGTATTCAAGGTGCCGTTGCATCTGGAGATTCTGGTTTCCAAGACCCAAGAACATCACAACAAATTGCTTCAGCACCTCAAGTTCCTGCCGGTCAAACACAATACACAGCAGGACAACCAACAGTTGCACCACTTGCTAGGGGTGAGATTGCAAATTCAGCAATTTCTGCAACCAATTCATCGAGAAGTGCAGTCGTGAACATTACCGCGCCGATAAAAGCATCTCTGGCGGCCGCAAAGTTGCAGGCCTTAGCGTTTATACAAGAAATTAGGTTGGCCAAAGATGCAATCATTGCTTCTTTTTCTGTACCAGGTCAAGGTCTTGCGGATGATTTAAAGAATGATATAGCACAGGCACAAGCAAAAATTAAGGCTTATGCAGAAGAGGCTAAGGCAGTTACCGAGGCAGCTAAAGAGGTCAATGCGGCTGTGACAGAAATAACACAAACAGTCGCATATATTAATAATTTGCCTGCGGCCGTGGTGCAGGAAATAAATAATGAAGTTAATTTACCTGGCCAAACTGGTGGTCTAGCGAATAACATTCTAGCAAATGCTAAAGGTGAAATAAACAAACTAGAGAATTCAATTAAGGTTTAATCATGTCAACAGTACTACCTCCATCAATTGCTTGGGTTGAACCTCGTTCGGATTACAAAGCAGAATATCCATACAACAACTTAACACAAACAGAATCTGGCCATTTGTTTGAGATGGATGATACTCCTGGTGCCGAGAGAGTTAGATTGCAACACAGGTCAGGAACATTCACTGAAACACAGGCTGACGGAACACAAATTAATAAGATTGTTGGTGCAAATTATGAAATTATTGCACAAGATAACAATGTTTTGATTAAAGGAACATGCAACATAACGATTGTTGGTGATTCTATCATGCACGTTCAAGGCGATGCAACACTTCAGGTCGATGGAAATGTGTATGAAAGTGTTAATGGTGATGTAAACCAACAAGTGGCTGGCGATTTAACATCAACAATCACAGGAAATGCACTGATTTCGTCTAAGAATCAAGTGCAGGTACAGGCCGATGTGTTGATTAACGGTGACCTAAGTGTCACAGGAGATGTTACATCTAGTGGAAGTGTCTCCGCAACAACAAACATTACGGCAGGCGTCCAAGTGTATGCTCCGTTAGTTATGGATGGTCCTTTAGGTCAAATCACAGACAGTCTCATGTATCTAAGAACTTTGTATAACACCCACACTCACCCATTTATTGCTAAGGCTGGTGCGGATCCGTTAACAACATTACCAACAACATCACAAGATGTTCCATAAACACGATAAATAGAACATGGCAACAATACCTAAGATTTACGCTGATTTAGATTTAACTTTCAACCGCACTCCAGGTACGGGGGATGTTGCTTTGCGTTATAACGACCAAGCTGTAATTGCATCGGTTAGAAATTTACTGTTGACAAATTTCTACGAACGACCATTTCAACCTGATTTGGGTTCAAACATAGATTCAATTTTATTTGAACCGGCAACAGAATTGACTGCAAATATGTTGGATACAGAAATCAGAAACGTGATTAGTAACTATGAACCTAGAGCGCAAATTGATAAATTGGTTGTTCAATTAAATCCAGACCAACAAACTTTTTCAGTATTATTACAATTTTTTATTGGAAACAATACAGCACCCACAGCAGTTAACCTAATTCTTCAGAGGTCCAGATAATGTATTACATATATGCATATCTTAGAGAAGATGGGTCTCCTTATTACA